CCGGTGAAAGCAGCAGGCAATGAGCTGATATTCACGCCAACCCTATTTCAGGAATGGATGATGGGGGCTCAGGAGAAAGGAGGTTAACGTTTGGCTACATTACGCAATATTGACGCGCTTACGCGATCGGCAGAGGATACGACCACCAAGTACGAGTCCGGTCTGAATTACCATAGGCAGGCAGGCTATCAAGCCGAGTGGCCGGCATACGAGCGTATGAAGTCTGGTGACCAGTGGCCGGCACCAACGGACAAGACCCGCAGCCTGCCGCGTCCCGTGTTCAATATCATCGATCTGATCGAGAGCCTGAAGGTCAGTATCGTCATGAATGAACAGATCATGATGCGGTTCAGCACCCAAGACAGCGGCGATGAGCGTTCCCTTCAAGCGGCGGACATATTCTCCCGCTACAGCGATACGGTATGGGAAGATATCAAGCAGAATGAGCTCAACGAGGAAATGCTGGAGATCTGCGCCAACGTCGGCACCGGCATCCTGCATTACTACTGGGATGCGGATTACACCGGCGGCAATAAGGTTCCGTACATGGGGCGCATGTGCGGCGAAGTGTTGGATCCCATCAACGTATTCTTCGGCAACCCGCAATCGAACAAAGTCCAGGCGCAGCCCTATATCATCATCTCGTACCGGGATATGCTCAGCAACGTACACGAGCAGGCCAAGGCAAACGGGCTCAGTAAGACGCTGATCGCCATGATCACCGGGGACGATGCCAAGCGTGAAGAAGGTTACGACGCGGCTCAGATCGAGATCAACGACACGCAGAAGGTGACGGTGTTGCTGCATTACTACCGCAAGGGCAAGCGGATATTCTTCAAGAAAGTGGCGTCCGGCATTCCCTTCAAGGACGAGACGGACAGCGGCATGGAGCTCTACCCGCTCGCAGTGATGCAGTGGAAGCGCAGGCGTAAGTCCATCCATGGCGTAGGGGATACGCGGGGATTGATTCCGAATCAGCGGGCGATTAACTTTCTGGTGGCGATGTCGATCCTATCTGCGCAGCTGACCGGGTGGCCGAAGCTCGCCATTGACCCGCAGCGCGTCAGCAAGAGTAAGATCACGAACACACCGGGCGAGATTGTCGAGGTGGCAAACGCAGAGCAGGGACTGGACAGCGCAATCAAGTTCCTAAACCCTGGGCAGATCAGCCCGCACGTTAATGACCTGGTCGGCCAGATCATCGAGCTTACGAGGAGTATGTCCTCTGCCAACGAATCGTCCACCGGCGAGGCGCCAGGCGCGAACATGGCAGCCGCGGCGATTATGCAGCTGCAGAAAGCTAATGGCGTTCCTGTCGAGTCAGTTAAGCGCCGGTTCTATCAGTGCGCGGAGGACGTCGGACGGATCTGGGAGGAGTTCTTCAAGGTCCGATTCAACATGACCCGTGAGATCAAGGTCAAGGACGACCAAGGCGACGACGGGTATATACCGTTTCGCGGCACGGATTACGCACAAACCGATCTCAGCTTGAAAATCGATATCGGTCCATCTTCGCAGTATTCAGAGGCGCTTATGATGGCGTCGCTGGATAAGTTCCTGGACAAACAGTTCATCAGCTTCGAGCAGTACCTCCAATACGCGCCGCCTAATGTGGTGCCGTTCAAGGAAAGGTTACTGAAGGAGATGGAACTGCAGCAGGAACAGATGGCAGCACAGCAAGCAGCCGATCCGATCAGCACGCTTCCACCAGAGGTACAGGCCCAGTTTGCGCAGCTACCACCAGAAGAACAGCAGAAAATATTACAGCAAGCCCAAATGGGCCAACAAGGAGGAATGCCGAATGCCAGAGTGGGATAGTAGCGGTAAACCCGTAAGGCAAGCTTTAGGGGCGGACGGTGCGCCGCTGGTCTTGAGTGGCAATCAGATTACGGACGGATCAATCACCAAGGCGAAAACGAAGATGTTCGTTTCAGCAGAACTGACCGGTACCGGAGCCGCGCAGAACGTGGCGCACGGGCTTGGGGTCGTACCGACTGCCGTATTCGTCGCACCGACAAATCTATCCGCTGCAACGATCGGGGACTACACGGTCACTGAGGGCGCTCATACGTCAACGAATGTCATCGTTACCGTGACAACAGGGAAAAAATTCAAGGTCCAAGCTTGGGCTTAAGGAGGATAGGTCATGTCCGAGTGGGGCGCCGATGGCAAACCGATCAGGCAGGTAATGGGCTTTGACGGAGCGCCAATAGCCATAACGATACCTGAACCGCAGAAAGGAGGCGGTCAGCTCGTATACAGCTCACTGATCGCCTTCTGTGGTGACTCCATTACAAGGGGGTCAAATTCAACGAACGCGGCGGTTTATTCGTTTATCGCCGTCATCTTCAAACTGATCGGTTATCTGGTCTCTTCCAAGTCAATTAATGCAGGCGTGGCAGGAGACCGTAGCGATCAACTGCTGGCGCGCATGGATAGCATTATCGCACTGGGTGCCAGAGTGCTGAGTGTCATGATTGGAACAAATGATGCGGCTCAAAATGTCCCACTCGCCACTTATCAGGCAAACATAATCGCGATCAAAGCAAAAGCGGACGCGGCAGGGATACCCATCATCTTCTGTCTGATTCCTCCAAGAGGCGCAGCAGCTCCAGCGGGCAGCAAAGATACGATCAATAAGTATAACCTTTGGTTGCGATTCTGGTGTGCACAAAACGGGATTCCTTTAGCAGACACCTTTTCTGTGTTGGTGGATAAAACGACTGGCAGCATGGATGCTGCGTATGATAGCGACAGCACACACCCAAATAATGCTGGACACCAACAGATTGCCCGTGCAATAGCGGATGTGCTCGTTAAGGTTCTGCCGAAAATGCCGTGGCCGGTAGCAACAAAGGGTGTGGGACTGGTAAGTAATCCGCTTATGGTGGATACCACGGGATGGACAACAATCGCAGGCAATACCGCTACAAAAACCGTTGTCGTTCCTACGGATAACGTTTTGCCCGCGGGGAATTGGCTACGCTTTGGATTGGACAATACGGCCGGCGGAACAACGGTCAGCACTACGCAGGGGCTAACGATGGATACCGCGCAATACGCGGTTGGTGATGTGCTGCTGTTCAGTCTATACGTAAACCCTTCTGGTAGCGGAAAGGTGCAGCTTAATGTAGGGGCAACAGCAACGTCAGTCCCCTATGACAGCCTGATCTCGAACAACCCAGTGCCGCTCATGATTAAAGCGACCGTCCCGTCTGGTGGTACATTCCGATTGGCATTTGTCTTTAGCTGTGCACCAGGTGAAAATAAGACTTTTGACGTCGGGGCAATTAATGTATTTAACCTGACAGCTATGGGATTGACAGATATAACCGTTTAACGGGCCTTACGCAGAGCAGCGTAGGGCCTTTGTGTTTTCAAAATTTCGGCGTTGAAGGTGGAGTTGCGCCGCCCACCAGGAGGATAAACGATATGTTGAAATGGACATGGATGCAACCCCGCTGCGAGGCAGACGGGGATATGGGCGCGGGATCAGCCGCGCCAGACGTGCCGGTGACGCCAAGCGTTGAGGCAGGAGCAGAGGCTCCCGCTGAGGGGATCGCCCCCGCAGCAGCACCGGAAGGAGCACCAGCCGCTCCCGATGTCACGCAGCAGGAGAGTTTCGCGACTCGGCTCAAAGAGGAACGGTCTAAGATCGAGGCGGACTACACGCCGCACAAGACCCGCTCCACACAAATTGAGCAGATCGCTAAAGCAGCAGGCTTCCAAGATGCGGAGACCTACCTTGCTGCACTTGATGCGCACGTTCAACGGCAGGCTGCGGCAGATGCTGCTCAGCGCCTTGGGGTGGATGAGGAGACCTACAATCAGTTTTTCAAACCAGTCCACGAAGAGCTTAACACAACCAAGCAGGAGCTGCAGCAATTGCGGCAGGCAGACTTGAATAGGCAGGTCAAAGCTGATTATGACCGGCTGTCCTCACAATACCCGGACTTTGTTGGACTTCAGGATCAGGTGTTTGACCTGGCTGAGAAACGCCGGATGCCGCTGGAGGATGCTTACAAATTGGTGGCCTTCGACAGCCGCATAGAAGCTGCCAAGACGGAAGGCCAAGCTGCTGCTGTCCAAGCGATCAAAGCAAATGCCGGTGCCGCGACGGGGCCTGTAGGCGGAGACGCCCCAAATCAAACGTTCGATTTCACCAAGCTCACTCGTGAGCAACGTTCACAATACTACGAAAAAGCGAAACGTGGAGAGCTCAAGAGCCTCCACTAAGGGAGGATAAATATTTATGCCAACTCAAGTTCAAGGTTATAACAACACAACAAATGTGAATCAGCTGTCGGCCGAGACTGCTACATTCTACAAAACGGCGATGTTGGACCGCCTGCTGCCGGATCTCTTTTACATGAAATACGGTGAGAAGAAAACGATCCCCAAACGTAGCGGAGCGACAGCGCAATGGCGCCGCCTGAATAGCTTGGCCGTTGTGACGACGGCCATGACGGAAGGGGTTACACCAGATGGCGTTAACCTGGATATCGTGCCGATTACAGCAACCGTTAAGGAGTACGGTAACTATACCAAAATCTCCGAGTTCATTGACCTGGTCGGAATCGACCCGCTGCTGACGGAAGCCTCGGAACTGATGGGTGAAAACTCCTCGGAGTCGATGGATACGATCGTCCGCGACATTATCAATGCCGGTACCAGTGTGGTCTATGCAAATGGAAAATTGGCACGGAATACGTTGGGCGCTACGGAAAGAATCAGCGGTTCGGACATTCTTCGCATCCGTACCATCATGCGCCGCAACAAGGTCAAGCAGATCAAACTGCCTGATGGCTCGCAAGGATACTTGATGTTCGTACATCCAGATGTCGCCGCGGATCTGATGCGGACGGACGATTGGAAAAGCCAAAATACCTATGTCAGCGTGGATAATCGCAAAGACGGCCAAGTCGGTAAACTCTACGGCGTCTACTTCCTGGAGGCCGTAAACAACGCGATCGTCGCAGGCGCTGGAGCGAGCGGCGCAGACGTTTATCTGAATGTCTGCATTGGTAAGGGCGCTTACGGTGTTCCTGATGTGGATGGTTCCGGCTCCCCTGACATCATCGTTCACGGTGCAGGCTCTGCGGGTACGGCAGATCCACTCAACCAATTCAATACGGTTGGTTGGAAAACCACATTTACAGCTGTCATCCTGCAACAACTGGCACTAATCCGTTACGAGTGCACAGCGACCGCCGTTTAATATCAAATGATTGAGGGGCCTTCGGGCCTCTCCACTATGGAGGGATTTAGCATGTCTGATGAAAAAGAGCAAACACAGGGTCCGAAAACAAAGAGCAAGTTGACCGAGGACCAGCAATCTACGCTTACCCAGCTGCAAGCGCGGCCGAAGAAAACCATCTTGATTCCCGAGGATCCGCTTAATCCGAATGACTTCGTCGTACCAGTAGCCATTAACGGCGTGACCTATGCGATTCCACGCGGCCAAGAGTTTGAAGTGCCGGACGTAATTTACGATGTGTGGAAAGAGTCCTATACGAAAACTCAAGAGGCTAATCGCAGGATCGTGCTTAAAGAAGACCGCAATTTGATCATAACCCGATAAGGAGGCTAAAGGATGCTACTGCTCAGCGATATCATTGAGGAAATTCTGGAGAAGGTCGGAGACGGCCCGGGGCGGTCCATGTCGATGCGCTCGCTTGTCCGTAAGGTGGACAATAAGCAAAAGGCAATCAGCCGTCTTTACGGCAACAATGGCGATGATGTGGCCGTTCTGGATATTCTCGCGGGTATCGCTGAGTATCCTTTACCTTGTGCGCCGGGGAACATCACATCCGTTTACGTCAACAATCTACGCATTCCCTTCCGGCAGCGGAACGATTACACCCTGCCGGATTACTATTATCTGCTTGACCAAACCATAGGCTTATGGATCGCCGGTCGAGATACGCCGAGTGAAACCAGCTTGCGTGGTCTTAAGATTTTCCATAAACACATTCCCGCTACGCTCTCGGAGAGTGCGCTGGACGCGGAACCTGACTTAGAAGATACCTACCGTATGCTACTGGTGTACGGTGTTCTTATAGACGTTGCCGAACCAAGTATGATTCCTAAATATAAAACGGATTACAATGACCTGCTGGCCGATTACATTCAGGCCACAAGGGATCCAGAGTCCACAACCGTATCGGAGGTGTTTCGCCTGTGAGCGAACGATATTACCCGTTCAACGGTCGGTATGATCCGATCGCCCAGCAGACAGAAGGTAATTACCAGGACTACCTTAAAATCAAAGGATTTGAGGATGTCGGGTATTTCCTTCAATCCTATGTGGTGAGCGGAGGAACTGCTGCAGTCAACCCTACCTATAACAACACCGTGGACGTATCAAAAATTGTGGTGGTCCTCAATAATGACGTGATGGCACGGGTAGGAGCCTCCTTCGTATCAACTGTCCCGAGCACAATCTATTATCTGGACATCACCAAGGACGGGGACTGGTCGTGGGGGTTAGCGCACCCACTCGGGGTTGTTGGCGTGGACTATCTTACTGTTGCTTCTGTCTCAACGAATGTCATCGGCAATATTTCGACTGTCACTGATTTACGCGGTGTTGTGGGCGGATTTCGCCTTAAGGACGATTATGGATTAGAAGCTTACGCCAAGAAAACCTATGTCGATGCTGCTGACGCGAACATGGCAAAGACGAATCGGGACAATCAATTTACCGCTACACAGCACATTAACGGCAGCGTAGTTTCCGGTTGGGGGGTGATGCCAGATGGTCCGGGCAGCACACAGGTATTTATCGTTGGCAAAGGGCAAGACCCCACAAACAATCATGAAGTAGCCACTCAAATCGGACACATTAGAAACGGGGCAAGCAGCGGTACCTGGGAAAAGGTAAACGTGCGTATCGCAAGAACGGTAGACGGAACAGATCAGCAGTATATCGATTTCGATGGAGCAGGAAATATCACACTCGCCCTGTATGGCGGGCAACTTCAAACCAATATAGCCGGGTCAGTATTCAAGATTTGGCATGATTGGAATAACCCTCTTAATACCGCATTAAATGGCTACCAAAAATTTTCGAGCGGATTGATCATCCAATGGGGATTTGCAACGATCCCAAATAGCGTACTTACATCCATAGGATTTCCGGCTGTTTTTCCAAATGCTTGCATTGTGGCGATTCCTATTATTGATGACACATCCCCGTTTGCGGTATCCACATCAGGTCGAGCGGCATCCTTTTTTAACGTAGTACAAACATCAGGGGCGTCTCGCACCGTGCTATATATCGCACTTGGATACTGAGAGGGGGTAAGTTCATGAAATATGTCGTATTTAATGGGGCAGGAAATATAGCAGGGTTTTACACCGACGATCTCCATGAGAACATTCCTAGTGATGCGATTCCAATTTCAGAGGATCAATGGATTGCTTACAGCTCAAACGGCTGCCGTTCGTATAAGCGTGCCGAAAGCGGAGACGAACCGGCGCGGCTTAAGACACAGCAGGAGATGGACGCGGAAGAGGCCGGGCAAACCCCGTCCCCAAAGACGCCAGACCAGGAACGAATGGATCAACTGGAGCAGCTTGTCGCGGACTTGGCAAGTTTACAACTGGGGGTGTAACGAATGGAAGAGTTGGATGAACGTAAACTCCGGCTATACCGCTTCTTGATCGGCATGGGACGAATTACGCTTGATGAAGTACCCGAGCCGTATAGGGCAGCGATAGGGGGTGCAGAATGAATCTTTCAACCATCATAGCCGAAGCCGATATCATGGTGCCGAACGCGGTATCTACAGCTGACAAGGTGACGCAGCTCAATTTCTTCAATCAAGACTTCTTTAATACCGTGAAGATCCCAAAGCTTGCCCGCTTCACAGGGGTCGCCGGCCAGGCTGATTATGTGTTGGCCTCAGATGTCCGGCAGAAGAACGTTGACCTGGTGGAAGTGGGGCTGCTGAAATATCAGAACCTTCAGAACGACGGTGTAAACCCGACGCAGAATGTCTTTTCATTTGATGACGAAACGTCCAAGCTTACGCTTTCCCCGGCTCCCTACAAAAGTGCGTTACCCGGCATCCTCCGCTATCACCGGATCGGGACCACGACCTTCACAGCAGGGAACCTGAATGCCGCTCCCGATGCGCCGGAGGAATACCATTGGACCTTTGTACCGGCTCTCGCTTCCTGGCTGGCAAGCACGCAAGATGATAGCATCAAGGCAGCTAATTACGAGGCGCAATACCGTGCGGGCTGGAGTACGGCGTCCCAGAATCATCAGAAGGGGTGAGGCTTTGAAACCCATTCGTTATCAAATGCCAGAGTATCAGCAGCTTTCAGGGGTGATGCCGGAGATCATTCTACGTGAGTTCCGCGGTGCGAATACGCTGGACCCTTTTTCTATTGACGATTCGTTCTTCACGGACATGTCCAACCTGATGACCGACGACTATCCCACGGCCACGGATCGAAGGTGCTAGGCATGGGCGTCTGGAAAGGAATAGAGCTTCATGCCGTGTTCAACGATGGGACATGGCGGAAGTGGACCGGCAGCGCTTGGGCCACACTGGCAAGCGGGCTGAATACATCGGCTGAATGGTCCTTCACGAACTTCCAAGGCAACCAAGCGGACATCTGCTTGTTCGGAACAAATGGCGTCAACGGACTCCGCAAGTACGATGGAACATCAGTCGTGACATTCGGAGATGCACCGACGAACATCAACTTCATCACGACGTACTCCAACCGGTTATGGGGCGGATCGGGCAAGGAGCTTCATGCTTGTGCCCTTGACCAGCCCGATAAATGGCAGCTGTTCGGCGGGACCGGCGAAGACAGTTATGTGAAGGATATGGAGTCTACTCGCGGTGAGAATATCAACATGCTCAGCGGCGGGCTCTCCAAGCTGATCATCGGCATGCCCAACAGCCTTCATGAATTGTATGGCGGTTTGCCGGCAGACTTCACAACGCGTTTGGTTACAGAGGACACTGGCGTATCCAGTAATCAGGGCGCCTTTGTTCAGGATGCCGTCATGCAATTCATTCATAAGAACGGCATCTATGAATATGTCAGCGGCGGTATGAGCCCGGACCGTTCCTTCTCGGATCTTGTCAAAGGTTATCTGAAAACCATATCCAGCTCCACAGCCGGGACAGATGGGAAGAAGTTTTATTTCCTTGTCGAGCCGGGGAAGATGCTGGTCTACGATCCGCGTCTTAAAACCTGGGTGGTTTATAGGGGCCTTGACCCGACATGCTTTGTTGTCTTTCAGAACCAGCTTTACATGGGAGACACACAGGGCCGGGTACTGCGGATGGAAGGGACAACCGATGCCGGGGCAGCGATATCCTGGTATGCCGTGACCAAACCCTTCACCAGCGGGTCCGTCGCGCAGAAATCCCGCTGGCTCAAGATGTTCACCTTCTGGGAGCTGGCAGCAGGCAGTACCTTGCGGATTTACCTATCCCCGACAGCGGACGGGAATGACTGGGAACTGATGCAGACCGTCACAGGGGCCGGTAATCAGATACAGCGGATTATTATCCCGGTCGATAAGTTCACGCTTGCGAATATGGTCCGTATCCGGTTTGAAGGAACGGGCTGGGCAAGAATGCACGAGATTACCCGAAAGGTCAGGCACTTACCACTCTATTAGGAGGTTCACATGGGAACATGGAATAGTCCGCCGCAAATCCCGAATGTACCCGCGATTCCTGCAGGCAAAGAACCGGATATGCAGTATGTGAGCGAATTGTCCGATTACATCAAGAAGATGGCAAACGTCATGTCGGCAATGAAGAACGATTTAGAGTTCATGCTGAACGGGAACCTGGACGCGAATAACGTCCGGGCGAACAGCATCGAGGCCAAGAACATCAAAGCCGGTGCGATCACAGCGGAAAAGATTGACGTGGATAAGCTCTCGGCGATCTCAGCCAACATGGGCACGATCACCGCGGGGCTGCTGCAGGCCGTGACGATTATCGGTTCGCTGATTCAGACGAAAGAGACAGGACAGTATCCAAGGATTGAGCTGTCGAGCGTGGGGAACCTATTGTCTGCTTTCTACAACGCGGCTAACTGCATCAATTTCTTGCCCGTGTTAAGCGGCGCCCCGGCAATTGAGTTCGTTAGTAATGGAGTCAGAGCAGGGACGGCTTACTCGGCGACGGATGACAATGTCTATGTGGGAGCTGTCAGAAAAGATCTATATTTGACTGCTTGGAATAACCTTTTTCTCCAAGCCGGATTCGGCAATGTGACGATCAATAGCTGGGGCAAACTATATAGCACTGGTAATAGTCAGACGCTGCAACAGGCGCTGGACTCCCTATCAAATAGGATATCCGCCCTTGGCGGTTAAACTCTTTCCCCCTTCGTCTACCAGTATGTGGTATATTGTAAGAAAACGACGAAGGGTGAGATTGTTATGAGAAAGTACATTATTGGTACGGTATTTGGCCTTGTTCTTGGGCTGTCTGCTACAGCATACGCAGACGACATTCAGAGCTTTATCGGCCAGAAGATTCAAGGACAGACGGCTGTATATCTGGACGGCAATAAGTTGGACACAGCTATCATTGTAGACGGTAAGAGCTATACCCCTACAAGGAGGATTGCCGAATCTTCTGGGAAGAAAGTCAGCTTTAAAGAAGGAGGAATCTATCTGGAAACTCCGAAAGTAGAAACGCCTGTCGCCTCTGAGAGTGATGTTCCCGCAACGCCAGTAACAAAGAGGACTCTTGACCAGGTTAACGGTGAGATAAGAGCATTAACGGATGAAAAGAAAATGTTTCAAGAGCAATTTCTTGACAAGTATCCGGATATGGAGCCTGATAGAATACAAATGGTAAAAGATAAGATAGTTGAAATAGACGCTAAACTCGCCGCGCTCGAAGCTGAGAAGGCCGAGCTTCAAAAATAGTATTCACGAGAGTCTACCACACGGTAGGCTCTTTTATTTTGCGAAAGGGGGATACTCATGGCCGTATCACAAGGTTACATCACGAGCCAGAATAAACGCTGGCAGGATGCTAATGCCGCAGGGGATAAGGATCTCATGAGCAGGCTGACGGCAGATTCAAAGCGGGCAGGGTATGGATTGGACCCTTACCAGGCAGCGGTCTCCAGTGTGAAGAATAGCGTCACACAGCCGGCAGCCACTACGCAGCCGACGACTGTCGCCGCTTCCATCACGCCGCCGCAGAGCCGGACGAATCAAACACTTGATAGGCTATCCGGTTTGGCAAACTCGCAGCCGTTCCAGTATAAGGCACCCGATGCGTTCAGCTACAACCAAGACACGGACCCAGCCTATCAGGCAGCGCTCGCTTCGGCCCGCGCCAACATCACGCAACAGCAATCCGACACCAACGCCCAACTGAGGGCAACGGGACAAGGCAAGAGTTCGTATTCCGAGACAGTCGCGAATCAGATCGGGTCGAAGGAAATGGCGCGGGTCTCGACGGACGTCCTGCCGCAGTTGATCAGTCAAGCGTATCAGCGGTACAGTGACGGCGCTAATCGTGACCTGCAGGTCCAGCAAGCGAATCACGGGGCGCAGCGGGATCAAGTCGGCGATCTGACCAGCCTGTACGGCATGCAAAATGAGCAGGACTTTAGCAACCCGATGGCAGAGGCACAGATCACGGGAAGCTATTTGCCAGGAGAAGCCAAGCAGTATATCAATGCGATTCTGGCACTTAAGCAGCAAGCAGAGGCGCCAGGCATTACGGCAGACGCAAGAGCCGGCTTAAGCAAGCAAGCTGATGCTTACCGCTCTGCGCTTCAAGGCATGGGCGTTGATCCGTCGGGATTTGGCGCAGGCGTGAACGCCAGCACGGCAGCCGGTAATATGAGCGGTGCAGGTATCCAGACGTTGGCAGGAAAAGAATTCGATGCCAATCAGCGGCAGCAGAACCTTGCCGCGGCGTTATCGGTCGGCGAAGCTATGGGAAAAGCGGTCACGCCACAAACGGATTATGCAGGGCTATACCGACAGGCTGCAGATCCAACCACGCCGCTTAACCTGGCCGGACAAAATCAGCAGCTGAGCACAACCCAAGTCTTAGCGCAGCTGACGGGTGTGATGCCGAACGGCCAACCAACAACGGCAGAGCAGCAGCGGCAGCTGGGCAACTTATGGGCCGTGGCTGAGCAGACAGGGACGATCCCTGACACGCTTGCGACAATGTACGGCCTACCTGTAGGCACCCAAACGCTGGCCGCGAAACAGTTCGTTATGAGCTTCAACCAATCGCAAACAAACGCCGATCGTAATTATCTGCTTGCGCAGGATGACAATGACCGTCAATGGGCGGCGTTGGATAACACCATCTCGCAGCAAAGTGGGGGCAGTAAGTATCAGGGCATGCCGGCAAATCAGGTTCTGGACAACATCAAAGCGAATTACACTGACCCCGTTGTTGAAGAGACGGATCAGTTCGGCAAGAAAACAGGAGTGAAGACAGGTGGAGGCATTACCAAAGACTCTGCCAAGCGGTATCAGATGTTCCTTGATGTTATCGACTCAGCTCTGCCAAGTCAAACAGCAGAGGATCAGGTGTTGCTGTCCTTGGGCTTCACTAAGCAGGAGATCGCGCAGATGGAAACCAAGGCACAGAAGGAGTTCGGCGTTTCCCCAAAGGCTAGCAGCGTAAACGTGCCGCAGGCTTACGCTGGGCCAGTCCAAAACGCGGCAAAACAGAATGGTGTGGATGCAGCGCTTATCGCGGCCGTCATTAAGAACGAAAGCAGCTTTGACCCGAAAGCAAAATCAGGTGTCGGAGCCGCTGGACTTATGCAACTCATGCCCGGTACGGCTGCGGGGCTTGGTGTGACGGATCCTTATGATCCTGTGCAGAACATCAACGGGGGAACAAAGTATCTCTCGCAGATGCTTAAATCGCAGAACAGCACTGAAATGGCGCTTGCAGCTTATAACTGGGGACCGGGTAATCTGGCCAAAGCGATTAAGCAGCACGGTAACAGTTGGGAAGCAATCAAGAAGCACGCACCAAAAGAAACGCAGAATTATGTCAGCAAGGTCATGAAAGATTACCGGGGGTGAGCGCGTGAGCGTAAGAGACAATATTCGAGCCTCGCGGCACGCTCAGGGGCAAGCGGCGAGGGAACGGGTCTTAACCGGCCAGTCCTCGCAGCCGCAAGAGCCACAAGCCCGCAGCAGGGATTATATCCGTAATCGTACCATTCAAGCGCCAGTTAACCCGCTGATGAAGGTTGCCGATGCCATCGGCGGTGTGAGCGGCGCGGTACAAGGTTTCGTGAATAACCCTATGGTCCAAAGCACGGTAAGCGGGATTAACCAAGCAGCCAACCAGCAGACGCAGCAGATTATCAACCAGGGCATGCCGTCAGGCGCTCAAATGCTCGGGGATTTTAACAAAGCCCATCCCGTCGTCTCCACGCCAACAGCTGACGAATGGATGGCGTCAGAAAAAGCAAAACGTGAAGCGAAAGCTCCCAAAGGCGGTATCGGGGGCTTTTTGTATGACACGATCGCGGAGCCTTGGGCTGCCGGGATCGACGCCATTCAGGCCAAGATACCAGGGCTTGCCGACTTCCAGCAGGGCGCTGGTGAGGCGCTGGGCATTGAAGCACAGACCGCTCCACCGACAGGCGGCATGCTGGGTAAAGTGGCAGGCGTAGCCGGTAACATTGCGGGCTTCGTCTCTAACCCCGCGCAGATCGAGCAGAACCTGATTACCGCACCGTACAAAGCGGCACAGGCGGTAACAGGCGGCGAGCGTGCAGGGAATCTACTTGGCTCTGCAGATAACCTGCTGGCTCGCGGAGCCAACGCTATTAACCCTGTGCTTAATCGAGCGGGGCTTAACGTAGGCTCGAATATCACGCAGGGCCTTGCCAGACGGGCAGCAGAGGGCGCTATCGCAGGCGGCATTCAAGGCGCGGCCAATTCCGGCGTTCGCGGTGAGACGGACCTGCAGGACGTCGCCAAGTCTGCGGGCATCGGCGCGTTACTCGGTGGTGGCGGGGATGCAGCTATCGGACTTCTGGGGGGCGTGGCTAAAAGCTTCATGAAGTCGAAGCCGGTTGTGTCATCCCCTGAACAGCAGCTTGCGCTGCCCCTGGGTCGGGAGGACGCCGCAAGGCTTGCCAGGGCACCAAAGCCGGGAACTGATCCAATCATTCCACAGCCTACGCTTGCGCTTCCAGAGGGCAGCGGGGTATCTGCTGTTGGCCGGGCTTCCGCACCTGTTGAACGCGTGGGCCGCGCTCCTGAGCTTTCCCCTATTCGTAATCCGGAAGTGATAAGTCCTGCTGCTGACATTACGCCATCAGGTAAACCGTTAATCCAGACGGAGCAGAGCAGTTCCACGCTCGGCATATCGCCCTTTGGTAACAAGTCGAAGCCGTATGACAATGTATCTCATGATACGAAATCGCAGTTGGTTACCAGGCAGGACAAGGAAAAGCTGCCAATGGGGGCCAAGGCCAGCAAGTTATATACGGACCTTGTTGATGACCTATACCCGATTCAACGATTTGACGAAGAGGTTGAGAAAGTAATCGGCGACAAACTTTCCCCTTCTGATAAAGCTCACACACTGGGACTGGGGACGCGAGGAGCTGACGTCATTTCCCGGCAGATCCTAACGGATAAGTTGGTCGATGCGAACGGCCATATCATCGGGAAGTCCATGAAAGAGATCCTAAACGATCTGCCGAAGAAGAAACATTCTTATGTGGACTTTGAGGATTATTTGCTCAACAAGCACGCCATCACTCGAGCTGAGCGAGGCGAGAAGGTATTCCGGAAAGAGTTGGAGTGGACACCGGAGTACGGGGCCGAGAAAATAGCGGCTTACGATGCGGCGTATCCGCAATTCGCACAGATGGCAAATGACATCTATGATTTCCAGACCAATATGGTTCAGAAATGGCTGGTTGACACCGGAATGCTGACGCAGGACCAGGCGGATGCCTTTCTCAAGGCAAACCCTACCTATGTTCCGAATAAACGATTCTTTTCGGAGATGGAGAAAGGATCCGGTGGCAAAAGCAGAGCGAAGGATGGATTCGCCGGTCAGAGCGCTCCAGTTAAGAAATACTCCAAGACGGGGTCAGAACGGAAAATCATTAGCCCGATTGAAGCGATCATCGAAAACGTAGATGGTTTTGTCAAAGCTGCCAAACGTAATCAGACCATGCAAGCGGTTGTGCGAAACATTCGCAAAGATCCGGAAGCATTGGAAAGCTTTGCTCAGTTTGTGGATGAGACACAGACCATGACCGGGCAATCCTTGAAGGATGTTAACCGGATTCTGAACGAGGAAGGCATAGACGGCTTAGTGTCGCAGCTGACGAACGATTTTGACGCTTCTTATCGCAAAGCTGTGCAGTCAGGGTTGGACAAAGACAACGTGGTCCGAGTAATGGTAGACGGTGAACCGGTTTATTTACAGATCAATGACAAGCCGATGCTTGACGCGATCACCGCCATGGGCCCAGAAAGCACCAACGCCCTGCTGCAGATGGTAGGGAAGCTGACCATGTTCTTCAAGACCACGACCACCGGGGCGAACCCCGTGTTCAGTCTGGCCCGTAACCTATGGCGGGACATTCCGCAGGCATATACCGCTTCCAAAACAACGAATAACCCGATTACCTTCTTCGGTGATCTCCTGGAAGCCGCATATGCCATAGTCAAAAACAAAGATTTGTACAAGGATTTCAAGCGTGTGGGCGGCGGACATTCATCTTCAATCGCTGCTGACCGGAATTTGTTGAACCAAAGTAAGCGTCAGGTGCTGCCGCAGCGCAACCTTGCCAAAGGTGCACTCCCTCGGGCCTATGATAAATACCTTGATTTCCTCAACGCTGTTGAGACAGCACCTCGGCTTGCAGAGTTTAAACGGGCGGCAGCTGACGGAACGGACGAAGGAAAGATTAAGGGCTTGTTCGAGAGCCAGGACATTACCGTAAACTTCAAGCGCCGCGGCAAGCTGACCAAGGATTTTGACAAGTTTTTCCCTTATGCTAACGCGGCAGTCCAGGGTTTAGACAAGACAGGTCGCATGTTTAAGGATGCTCCAGCAAAAGCGTTAACGAAAGCGGCTATAGCCGTAGGGTTACCATCCATGGTCGCCTATATGATTAACTACGGCAATCCGGATTACGATAAAGTGAGCCGACGTACCAAGGACAACTTTATCCTGTTCCCCAAAGGCGACGGTACATTCTGGAAGATCGCCAAGCCGAAAGAGCTTGGTACGGTATTTGCTGATATTCCGGAGCGGCTGTTGGACCTGTTCAAGAAACAAGACCCGGATGCTTTCGACGATTTTGCTGATACGATCCGTACAAACTTTTTACCGCCAGGAATTTCAGGATTTATGAAATCAGGCGGAATCACGGATCGGTTAGGCGGCGCGCTTGGGGATACGATTTTTGGACCGATTATGAACGTACGGGCTAACAAAGATTTTGCGGATAGGCCAATCGTTCCTGGTTACCTTGAAAACCTGTCACCTGAGCTGCAGAGCGATCCACGAACCAGTTCGATTGCGAAATGGCTGGGTGGACAAATGCATACGTCCCCGAAAGAGATCGACTACATCTTAAGACAGTATACGGGTTTCCTGGGCCAGATCGGGCAACCCTTATTTGCGCCTGGCGGATCCGTTGGGCAGTCTTTGCTGCAGCAGGTCACTGTTGATCCAGTGTTCAGCAATGATATCTCAAATAAGATGTATGATTCCAAAGGCAAGCTCGACCAAGCACGGACGGACTATAATGTCACAGGCGAGCTGCCGGACGATTACAACGACGGCCTGCGTAAATACCTAGGGAAAGTCACCGATGCTATGGGTGATATCCGGAAGCAGATGCGGGCCATTGAGGCCGATAAGTCTATACCCGCAGCATCCAAACGCAAGCAGCTGCGGGACCTGCAGGAGCAGATTAACCAATTGGCCGGTCAAGGCAACGAGGCTGTGCAATCGACAAAATAGGATAGGGCTCCGCTTCGGTGGGGCCTATTTATCATGGGAGGGCGTCAAAATGTCCAAAGAAAATATCATATTCAGCTCAATCGCAGTAGTGGGAACGGTTGTCAGCTCATTTTTAGGCGGCTGGGATGTCGCGCTTAAGGTTTTGGTCGTCTTTATCGTCGCGGATTATGTGACTGGTGTCCTGGCCGCGTTAAAGCGCCGGCAGCTCAATAGCGAAGTGATGTTCTGGGGAGGGATCCGGAAGGGCGCATTGATGCTGGTCATCGCCATTGCGGTTCTGTTGGATGAGCTTATCGGTAACCAGGCGCCGGTCTTTCGGATGCTGGCCCTGTACTTTTACATTGCCCGTGAAGGATTGTCCGTTATCGAGAATCTTGGATTGCTGGGCGTATGGGTGCCGGATGCCATTAAGCAGATCCTGGAGCAGCTACAACGTGACGGGAAAGTACCTAAGTCGCTGCAAGATGTGGATCAAACATTGGGCAAGCCAGTAACTGCCGTAGAGTCGGAAGCGATTAGACAAGAAGGAGCGGATAAAGATGCAGGCTAAGAGCGAAACGAATGTTAAGGTGATCGACGTATCCCATCACCAGGGATCAATCAGCTGGGACAAGGTTAAGGCCGATGGGGTGCAGGGGGCAATCATTAAGGCTACGGAAGGCCGAACGGGGATCGATCTTAAATTCTCTTCCAATGCGACAGGTGCAGTTTCAGCCGGCATCAAAATCGGGTTTTACCACTATGCCAGGCCGGAAAATAACAGTCCGGAAGACGAGGCAGCGAATTTTTACCGAAACGTGAAGGGCTACAAGGCTGACTTCCCCCATGTCCTGGATGTAGAGGGTGAGGCGTCGAAGATCGGCGCGGCAGCTCTGACAAAATGGTGTGTCAAATGGCTGCAGGAAGTCGAGCGGCTTACCGGTCATCCCGCCATGGTCTACACCGGTGCCAGCTTCGCCAAGACGTATCTGGGCAAGGATCTGGCTGCTTGGCCGCTCTGGGTGGCTCACTACGGCGTAAACAAACCGATGGATAATCCCACTTGGCCGGCATGGTCCGTATTCCAGTATACGTCCAGCGGCAGCGTGAAAGGCATCACAGGCAATGTCGACATGAACGTGATGGAAAAAGCCTTCTTTGATAAGCACACCAAGCCGGTCCCGGCGCCTGTTGTTGAGATCGTGCCGAAGGTGGTTATAGGTGACAAGCTAGTGACCACTGGTAAAATCATTGATGGACGTATGGAGGCTCAGATTGCCGTCGTCCTGGATGCTGCAGGGGTTCCGTATCACTGGGACAATACGACGAAAAAGCTTTACCTTCTATAATAGAAGGAACCCCGCTGGCATTCGCTGGCGGGGTTTACTTGTGTAAGAACATTCGTTCCCTTATTATTTAGATAAAGGGGGCGAATAAGATTGCAGTCTCGAAAATATCCCACCTATGAGGTGGCAATTGAAGAGCTGTCCAAAATCGGAAAGCTTGTCCATTTTGGACTTATCGAGACAGGCAAAAGTGTTTATAGAATTGCGCTGTCCGGTAATCGATCACATACCTTGCTCGTCTATGCGGATGGCACGGTTCAACTTTATGAAGCCGGTGAACCTTATGTGTATGATGATCATCCTAAAGTGGAGCCTGTTCCGTCCATTCCCCAAATCGACATTTACAAAGATGGTGTGTGCGATTGCAAAGCAGCAGGCCGGTGGAGGCATGTCGGCATGACGTACATGTGCGTCAAGTGCGGAAAGCCAAAATACTGACCTTTAAATAGGAGAAACCCTATTTTTGATAATTAACCGACAGGGTTTTTAGTAGTGTAAGTTCGCCTCCACCATTAAAAACCCTGTACGTGATTTCTGTCTCGTACTTATTGATATCGGTGGACGATTGGATCACGATACGATCTACATATTCCTGAAGGACCTGCTTTTTTTCGTCTTCATCGGCGGAATGGAGTAGGTCTTTTTTTTCGTTCAATATTTTTATAACCAGGCTTTCATCAATGGTCGCGGTTCGCTCCATTATCTCAGCTCGCTGCAAACCGTACTCAAGCGCTTCTTTGCGTTGCTCGGCTTGTTTGATACTTTCGATCACGCTGCGTATCCCGGACCCGAGCGCTTCTGTCCAGTTTCTTATTTTAGTATCCAATTCCGCCAGTTCTTTCTTGATTGGCTCTATGTCGTTCTCAGTTTGTTTTCTTTCTTTCTGATACAGCTCTTGTACTTTGGTAACGATTTCCCTAATGCCATCGTCTGAAAAACAATGATTCGCCATCTCACGTATGGCTATAGACTCTATATCATCCTTACGGATGCTTGTATTCCCGCACTTCGCTTGGCACTTGTAGTAGCTTAATACCGTAGCTTGACTACTCTTTTTGTTCACGTAAGAGTTGCCGGAATAAAGTGAGCCGCAATTCCCGCAAAATATCTTTCCTGTAAGTAGGTAGTTCACTTTCGCCTTCATCCTCCCCGGAGACTGTTTACGACCTCTGAACTTTTCATTAACCCGTTCCCACAGATCAATATCTATTATTGCGGGAATCAGTCCAGGGATGATTGTCTGTTCCTCCACGGGCTTTTTCTTACTCGTATTTCTCTTCCCATCATCATCTTTCGGACTTGCTGCGTCATAGACGTAGTCGCCCTTGTATTTGCGATTCGTCGCCCAGCCAAAGAAACTGTTTTTTGTGAATTGCCGTCCACTTTGAGTCCGATATCCTGCCGTATTGAGGATTTCGGCTATGACTGGATTAGGGAGGCCTTTATCAATTGATTCAAAATAAATTTGAACAGCCCGGTAGCGCCGTTCATCAATTTCAAGGAGTCGATTATCGGGATTCACTTTCAATCCAAACGGGGGGCGACCACCTGTATGAATACCAGCTTCTGCATTTTCGGACATTCCCTTTTTAACTTCCCGGGCAAGGTTGAGGCTGTAATATTCGGCCATGCCTTCAAGCACCGATTCCATTATGACGGACTCAGGGGAGCTATCCAGCTTCTCAAGAACAGATTCCACTCGCACACCGTTCTTTTTTAAAATACGCTTATAGTGAGCTGAATCATAACGGTTACGTGCGAATCTATCCAGCTTATGTACTACAACAATATCGAATAGCCCTTTTGCAGAGTCGGCTACCATACGTTGGAAATTCGGGCGGCGGTCAGTTGTGGCCGTCTTCTCTTCATCGGGGTAAACCTCAACGATAACGTACCCGTTCTGTTTGCAATACTCTTCTATAGCTTTCATTTGAGCGACTATGGATTCTTCGCGCTGATTGTCGGAGCTATAACGCGGATAAGCGGCAGCCCGCAATATCTTATTCGACGGCATATTGGGCTACTCCTTTCGCGAATTTATGTAACTTTCGGTCTGTGACGGGGGGAGAGCGCAAGGCTAATCAGTCAAAATATCTCTAGTACTCCGAGAGGGTCGAAACAGATTGCATAACGCTCGTCCACTTTGAGATAAAGACCGTATTTAGAAGTATAGCGATCGATCGCGGCCTGTAAAAATTCTTCTGTTACATTCAAATAGTCAGCCAGATCATACCGCCCAGAAATGCGGGCCTTGTGGGCTTCAATGATCTGATTAAAGGGTATTAGGCATCGATATGCCCACTGACGAGCATAAAGCTCCTGTTTGCGGTTTCGTATATTGGACTGATCAAGGATGTCCCCGGCAGTGGTATGATGATGTCCGAGTTCTTCGGCAAGAATACAAATTCGCTCAACAGCAAGTAGGCGCGCATCTAGTACGATCAAGCCTTCCCCGTAAAACCCCTTGTTTCTACCCCGTAAGTTCTTCTCTACAATTTCCACATCTGCTGCGCAAGCTTCTTGGTAAAGTGTGTCGTAGCTGTACGGCATTGCGTCACTCCTTGTTTGTCTTCTTATTTTTGAGCTGCCGTTTCAGTTTTAATAACTCCTTAAACTCCTGGATGTCCTCCAACTCTTCATCCGTCCAATCTTCGCCATCGTGGTGAGCGGCGATGGTCGAATCCTCCTCAAAATCCTCAGATTCGAAGTCTTCTGCTGCTGACTGGCGTGGATAATCATCCTCAGGAAGAGGGGGCTCTTGGCGGGCGAAAGCTGTCGCTAGATCCCTGCGGTTAATTTTCAATACCCGAGAAATGCGGTCTATAGTGCCTCCGACTTCATAATCCCAAGGCTCAGGTATGACACTGTCGATGTGTAACAAGAACTCAGGTTTTATTCGTGCGCGCTCTGCCAATTCATTCAAGGTTATGCCTTCTTTGGTAAGACCTTTCTCGATTAACTCGTCTATCCAGACCGAGTTCAGGTCATCTACTGAAACGTTTAGAACGTCTGCGATAGCACTAAGCGTCGCGACTTGAGGGTTCTTTGTTGTGCCATCTAGTATTTTTATGAGTGTGGTGTAAGGTACCCCGGATTGCTGGGCTACTCTGTATCTTGAAAGCCCCTGTTTCTTCATAATCTTGTTTATTCGATCTGCAATGCCCATCTTTTTTATCCTCCATTCTAACTATAGAGGGTTATATCCCTATGAGGTAATAATAGTACGCAATACGGTAATATGTCAAGGATTCAGGAGGAATATTTAGAAAAAGGCTGATTTGATACCTTATACGGTAACAAACGGCGCGTGACTATTACCGTATAAGGTATTAATATTGTTTCAGGAGGTGAGAAAATTATGGGATGTGCGGTAAAAGATAACATCCAAAAGATAATTGAGGCAAAGCATTGGACACTCTACCGACTTAGTAAAGAAAGTGGGGTATCTCTTACAGCACTGTATAGCTTGGATAAAAAGGAACTTGGTCCTACAGCAGACACACTGGTTAAGCTAGCTGACGCTTTGGGCGTTACCGTAGATAGCCTAGTTCGGTAACTTGTTCAGAAAAGGGAGAAGACACTCTATGGAAGCTAAGATATCCCCAACCGTTAAAACCGTACCTCATGAAAACCCGCAAGCATTGGTGAGTATGTGGGCCCAGATTGTTGTTCAGGAGCTACTGAGGCAGGAAGCGGAAGTAATTGGAGAGGGAGGAAATGTATAAATGAGTCAACTTGTATTTGTTCAAAACGGTCAGACAGTAACAGACAGTTTAACTGTTGCTACGACGTTCGGGAAAGAGCATAAGAGGGTTATCCAAGATATTCGCGAGCTCGAATGTAGCGAGGAATTTAGACAGCACCATTTCGTGCTCTCCTCCTATAAGTCCTCTCAGAACAAGGAATTACCGAAATACTCCATGACGAAAGACGGCTTCACATTCCTTGCCATGGGCTACACCGGAAGCGAGGCGGCTCGATTCAAGGAGTTGTACATTGCGGAGTTCAATCGGATGGCGGAGGCGCTTAACGGTCCAAAGGTACCAACCGTCGCGATTAGTGAGCAACCGCCGTTTCCTGAGTATGATCAAATCACAAAACTACTCCAAATGCTTCGAATAGGTATTCGGGAACAGTTGTTCACAGCATCAACGGAACAAGCGCTTCGCAATCAGATCGCCAGAACGGTGTTTCCTCAGCTTCAAATAAGTAGGGATTCAGCCGGTCAAGTAGGGTCTCAAACGCTCAGAGCTCTGAGTCGGGAAGTCTTTACGCTCCCAAATGGTGTGTCACCGACTGAGCGTTGGTATCTGACCTCTGAAATCGCCAATCTGGCTAACGTATCCATTCAGATGGTTGCAGCTATGTCATCCCGACACAACATGAGGACGCCTGACAAAAGTCGAATGGCTAAGACGAACCCCGGTAAGCTTAGCGGGCTTGTCCAAGTCATGTATAACGAGGATGCCAAGAACGAATTGCTGCAGCTGCTGAAAGCACACACGGCAAGAGGTAGGGTGCGGAAATGAAAGCGACCGTATATGAATTGAAGCCGACCGAAGCCGCTCAAGATTTGCTGGTCTACTTTGAAGCTATCCTGCTCACTCTCCACAACGGCGGCCACCTGAATGATTACTGGTTCGATAATGGGGCTTTGATGGTTTCTGTCCGTGATGAGGATTAACAAGCAATACTGAAAGGGAGATTCCTAATGGTCGAGCTTTTAGCAGTACATCGTCGTCTGGCAGAGCTAGCCTTCAAAGCCCGCAGCAAAGGCGGATATGGAAAACTGAACGACTTGGAACAGCAAGATCTGGAGCACTGCCTGTATGTGAGTGCCGTCGCTATTGTCCAGCTCGACCAGCTTAATCAGCTCTCCGAGTTCGCAGGACAGCTTAACGATCATGACTGGCAGCACAGTATATGCGCTGATATCGAAAAACTGGAATCAGCCTTTAACCGGTATATCAACAATGGGAGGTGATAGACGTGTCCGAACTGAGATGGCGGATTTACCAGCTTAAGCGGCAACGGTGGCAGCTGCTCAACCGGGGCTATGGTGATCCGGAAGTAACGCCAGCTGCCGTAGATTGGCTGGATGGTCAGATTGCAGAGGCAGAACGTGAAGAAACCCGGACGGGGTAGGAGCCGGCCAGGTTTCGCAAGACAAATATATGTGCCTCCATTGTAACACGGAGGCGGAGAGGTGACAACGAAAATGCTCAAAGGCACATTTCCGGTCGAGTTTGACGGTCAGCAGGCTGCAATGATCATCAAGGCACTTAGGGATAAAGCATCCCGTTGTGAAATTCAGACTGTTGCCCAAATGCATGAATCGCTGGCGCTTAAGATCGGGTGCGCCAGACAAGATTTTCACGCTCGCACTTATAAGATGATGGCCCCAAAATACGATTTACCACCGGAGGTGTAGCCCATGCGTTCATCACTTGGCGGACACTATGCAGGCACCGGTACGAATCTATCCATGTATGACAAAGAGGATTCCTATCAAGACCGATGGGAGCTTGTCCGGCTGCCATCCGATTATTTGGATCATTCAACGCTATCAGGTCCCGTAACAACCTACAACATAAAATCAGGAGGTACTACCCATGTCCGTAACCATTAACATTAACGGCGAAAACGCCGGAGAAGCTTTAAAAGAACTGTCTGTCCTTGCTGCAGGTATCGCCGGAGCCCCGGCTTCAACTGAACAAACGAAAATCGAGAAGCCTGTAAAAGGCAACCGAACGACTAAAGCAGCGGAGAAAGTCGATCCGGCGCCGTCGAGAGAAGAGGATGATCAATCGGCAGATGATCAGGAGGATATCCCGTCCGTTGTTGATCTGCGGGCGAAGGCGCAGGAAGTAGGCAAGACGCCGGAAGCCAAAAAGGCGATTAAAGCCCTGCTCGACACCTACGGAGTGAAGGCCATATCTGATGTGCCGGAGGATCAACGTGTTAGTTTCCTTGCGGATTTGGATCTGGTATGAGCCAAGCACATGCAGAACGCGCCCATGCTTTACTGGGCGCGTCGGGAGCTGACCGCTGGATTAACTGCCCACCGAGCGCCAGGCTCTGCGAGGACATTGCCGAAACTCGCAGCGAGTTCGCCGACGAGGGAACTGCTGCTCACGAACTGTCCGAGGTTATCCTGCGGAGCCGCTTGATTCCAAACGATTCTAAGACGCGCAAGAAGCTGACTGCTGCCTTGTCAAAAGCAATGGCAAGCCCGTATTACGGCCCCGAGATGGAAAACGCGGTAGGCGATTATGTGGAAATTGTTGAGGAACGTTTCATGGATGCGAAATCAAGATCTTCTGATGCGGTTGTCCTGTTGGAGGAACGGCTGGACATGACGGAGTGGGTTCCGGAAGCGTTCGGCACAGGGGACGTGGTGCTGATATCGGACGGCGTGCTGGAAATCATCGATCTTAAGTATGGCAAAGGTATTCCGGTCAGCGCCTATAATAACCCGCAGATTCGGCTCTATGCATTGGGCGCTTGGTCGGCCTACAGCTACCTATACGACATCCAGGAGATTCGCATGACAATCGTACAGCCCAGACTCGACAGCGTGACAACTGACATCATGCAGATTGATGAGCTGCTTACATGGGCCGAGACGGTAGTAAAGCCAGCTGCTGCCCTTGCTCATGAGGGTAAAGGGGAGTTTGCCGCAGGCGATCACTGCAAATGGTGTAAGGTCAAAGGCAACTGTGTCGCCCGTAAGGATGCCAACATGGCAGCGTTGGCCTATGAATTCAAGGACCCGGCACTCATGGATAACGATGAAATAGGTTCTATCTTATTTAT